ACCCAGGATGTACGGACTTACGGAGACCAGCTTTACCTGTAAAGATATCCCGCCGTATAACTGGCTCCCTAAGAAGGATTCGAACCTCCGACCAATTGATTAACAGTCAACTGCGCTACCGCTGCGCCATTAGGGAATAAACTTTATTTTAACTCTTTTAATTCTTGATTGATATACAACTTAGCCGCATCCATGATGGTGCGAATCGCTGCTTTCTCGGCAGGAGTTGCACCTATTCCTTGAACGTAAAGATTGGCATTAATCGATTGTTCACCTGGACCATTATCCTCATCGAGAACATGTTCGCTGATATGCAGTTCAACTTTCTTAATCATATTATATATTCCTTATTATATGCTGTTGCTATCTTTATTCATTGACATCTGATCAAGCACTCGCTGTTCTTCTTTCAAGCGAGCAGCTTTCGCAGTAGGCGTTTCGATCTTCTTTGCGTTATGCATATCGCGTTCTTCGGGTGACATCTTGCTTGTCATATCAAGAATGATATTAAACAACCGATTAAACTCAGAAGAGTTAGGAAAGTAACGTTGAACTGATGCGAAACGATTTTCAGCCATAGTCAAATAATCAGAATTAGTCATTATAATCTCCATTTCTTATTATTCAATCTACAACATAATGCATAATTTGTACACCAAAAAACGCACTCGGCTAAAAATAAATGGTGCCCTCGGTAGGATTCGAGCCTACAACCGTTTGATTCGTAATCAAGTGCTCTATCCAGTTGAGCTACGAGGGCATGGTACCCGATGACGGGATTGAACCGCCGACCTTATCCGTGTAAAGGATCTGCTCTACCGCTGAGCTAATCGGGCATTAAACTTGGTACTCCAAGAGGGACTCGAACCCCCACGCTTGCGCACTAGTTCCTAAGACTAGCGTGTCTACCATTCCACCATTGGAGCATGGTGCCTTCGGACGGATTCGAACCGCCGACACGTGGTACTTCAAACCACTGCTCTACCAACTGAGCTACAAAGGCGAGTGGCTTCCTAAGTGTGCCTTGATACATTACGTCCGGACGCTGTATCTTCCCATGTGAAGAAATGTATTGCAAATTATTTCCGCACAACTTCTCGGGGTTCAGCAGAGGAAGCCTACCTTGGTGGAGGATAGCGGGATCGAACCGCTCACCTTCTGAATGCAAATCAGACGCTCTACCGAATGAGCTAATCCCCCAATTTCTGGTGACACAGGATGGATTTGAACCATCGACCAACGGCGTATGAGACCGTCGCTCTACCGCTGAGCTACCATGTCATATTCTGGAGCGGGCTACGGGAATCGAACCCGTGTCGTCAGCTTGGAAGGCTAGCGTAATACCATTATACCAAGCCCGCTTTATTCTGGTGCCCCCACGACGACTCGAACGCCGGGCCTACGCATTACAAGTGCGTCGCTCTACCAACTGAGCTATAAGGGCAATAAGTGGTCGGGAATGTAGGATTCGAACCTACGACCTCCTGCTCCCAAAGCAGGCGCGCTGACCAGACTGTGCTAATCCCCGTTATAGTATTCTATATATACATTCTAAATTAAAGTACACAAAAAAATTTGGATGCCCCTCCAGGGCTCGAACCTGGACTTTTCGGAATCAAAATCCGACGTGTTGCCAATTACACCAAGGGGCAGTGGTGGGTGACTGTGGTTACGCTCCACTCCCTTTACGGATCGGTTTTACAGACCGACTGCCGAAACTATCGACTTTAATCACCCTTATTCTATACACCCTATCGGTTAACCCCATTGATCTTTGCGGTAAGGAATCCGATATTCGCCAGCGTTCCCCGTCTGTTAGTCTGGCATAGGTCTCTCCGGTAGGTTCTAGAATACCGGATAATTCTGGTAGACCATGTAGGATTCGAACCTACGACCTAAGGATTAAGAGTCCCGCGCTCTACCAACTGAGCTAATGGTCCATAAAATTAAAACTGATACATTACCCAAAAGTATGCTATTGCACCACTAGACCAAGTCACTTTACTACCTCTGTACTTTTTGTTCGGTACGAGAGGGGACTCTGGTAATGGAAGTAAAATCCAATCTTCGTATTTCATAATATACTCTTTCAAAAACTGGTGGACGATCTGGGGCTCGAACCCAGGACACACAGGTTAAAAGCCCGTTGCTCTACCTACTGAGCTAATCGTCCGTTAAAATTTAACCGATGTAGATCCGATACTCATCGGAATCTACAGGTGCACCGAGCGTCCGACGCTCGACGTAGTAACGCTGGATGAACCGATCGCCATCACGAGTGTACACACCGTGGGCAGTCCGTGCTTCATCTTCCGACGCATACACGCCAAGGAGCACCGAACCTTCGTAATCCCATTCACCTAATAATGCAAATATTTCCATATCACATCTCCATAATTTCAAAACGAGCATCAAATGCATTATCCAATGCTGCCACAAATTCATCATAATCAGCGCCTGCTTCTTCGCAGGCTTTACGCATCAACCGAACCATGTCGGCAATCATTTCTTCGCGGTTGAGAATCATAACAATTTCCTTTAGCTTATTATTCATATTACCAAAGATATGATAAAATGTACACTAAAAAATGCACGGTATGAAAAATAATTTGGTAGGGGTAGTGGGACTCGAACCCACACTGTGCGAATTTTAAGTCCGCTGACTCTAACCAATTGGCCTATACCCCCATGGGGTGATCGACGGGTATCGAGCCCGCAACTCCGGTATCACAAACCGGCATGTATCCATTAACACCTCGACCACCATAAACTGTTTGATTAGACCCCGCCGGGATTGCCCAGCACCTCACGACATCCGCTACGCAGACACCGTCTAATCACGCCCTAGCGTTACCCTCAACTTGGTGTGGAACAGTCCCCGCTGCTCTGTATTACTGTTTGCTCGATGGGGTTACATGAGGTCGGCCTCATCTCTTTTCTATGCAAACAAACCACGTAAACTGGCGGAGTTGCCAATCGCAGAAAGACACCCTCTCTTGTTATCGATCGACCATTAACGTGTCCACGACTCCATATGGCGGAACGTCAGGGAATCGAACCCTGTCAACCCATTACAGGTTGTACGCATTAGCAGTGCGTTGCATTACCGTCCTGCCCACGTTCCGTATATAATCTATTCCATCGATTTTTAGCGCCAAAGAGCTTTGCTTTGGCTAATTCGATATCTCTTTCTGCCATCACAATTTTGGCAGCCAATTTAGATTGCTCGCCGTTCATATGTTTTGGTATCACAAAATTCATAATATACTCCAAACTTGGTAGCCCGAACGGGTTTCGATCCCGCTTCTCTGCCTTGAAAGGGCAGTGTCCTAGCCACTAGACGACCGGGCCATGGAGCGGAAGAGCGGATTCGAACCGCCGACCATCTCGTTGGCAACGAGAAGCTCTACCACTGAGCTACTTCCGCATTAAAATTGGAGGAGGGTGATGGCATCGAACCATTTACCTTTCGGTAACTACAGTTTTCAAGACTGTGTGAGGAGCCAACCTCAGCACCCTCCATTGGTGCGTCTAGTAGGCTCCGACCCTACGACCTCACGGTTATCAGCCGTGTGCTCTACCAACTGAGCTATAGACGCAAACAACAATGAGAAAGAACAAACTGGCGAAGGTGCCAGGATTCGAACCCGGATCGCAAGGTTTTGGAGACCTGCATGTTACCGTTACAACACACCGACACAAATTGTTGTTCGCTTAGGTTTTTAGCAACGGATGCGAACCCCGCCTAGCTTGTTACTCGTACCATTCGGTTATCAACAAGACCAACGTCTCCGAATGTAATGGCGATCTAGAAGGGACTTGAACCCTCGACCTCTCGCGTGACAGGCGAGTGCTCTGACCGTCTGAGCTACTAGACCAATGAACTCTTATTTATACCCTTCTACACGATTCACGCTTAATTGTACATGTTTATTTTCAATTTAAATGACGTACAGCGTGATCAGCAGCATGAGTAGCAGCAAAAGCAGAAGGCTTGATCTTGGCATCCATACCAAGTGAACCTCTTACCCAACCAAGCGCTTCTTTGACAGCAACGTTTGACTTGTGATTTGGGTTTGGATTGATGTCCAAATGGATCTCGAAGTGACGATCGCCGATTACATCAATAATTTCTGTAGCGGTTGAGACAGCAAGCTGCACTTCCATTAGTAGACGCTGCTTCAAGTTACCATAGTCAGGCATGTCGACTGAGGTGTGGAACAGTCGGCCGCCCTTCTTCGAATCCATATGGATAATTACCACAGTAGAATACTTGGCATACCACTGTTTATTCTTTCGAAAACGAATTGAGTCACAGCCAATATAGATTGATGAACTCTGACTCGAATCGAGAATTGCTTGCTTTGCTTCTTCAATCATATTACGTACTCAAAAATGGAGTCACGGGCGGGATTCGAACCCGCGGCTTTCAGGTTTTGCAGACCTGTGCATTGGACCACTCTGCCACCGTGACTTAATTATGGATGCTTCCAAACAACCTTACGTTGTGCTTCGGCAATCTTCTTTTGTTCTTCATCGTGTCTGAAATGATTAATCAAACTATCATACTTAGTCATGGCAGCTTCTTTAGCAAGTTCCAAGGTTGGAAAGGTGCCGTGTTTCGTAAATGGAGTATGTGTATAGCGACTTATAAGATTCCAATTATCCATGAACGACAAGAAACGATAGGGGCAGATTACATACTCTGCAATAAACCCAGCCTGCTCATTACCACGAACCCGTACTTTCACACCGTAAGGAACTTTCTCAAACATCACATTCTCCATAATAAAAAACTGGTACTCCTGGTAGGGATCGAACCTACATCGTCGGCTAATCTGGCCGTCATGCCTTATAAGGACACCGCTCTACCATTGAGCTACAGGAGTATATTAAAACTATTACATTCCTCTAATGAGGGTATTATTTTTATATTACTATATTGTTTTAGTAATATATCTAATTTTTGTTTTTGTACATTAATAGCATGTGGGTTTTTTGGATCTAAGTATAAATCATATTCAGTTAAATAGAAATCTGCAAAATAATTGTGTATTACTCCGTCAGTATCTTTCCATTCAATTGGATCAGGTCTTATCCATTTTATGTTTAGATCATCTAAACGTTTGGCTAAAGCTAATTCCCAAGATGAATCTAATAAAATTCCTTTATATTCTACAATACCTTTACGAAGTCTTCTATGTTTAGAAGCCAATGCTTTTTCTTTAATTTTCATCTTTGATGCGTCAGTATGCTTTTTACCTAAAAAAGTTTTATGATCTATATGATCGTATCTTCCAGATTCATGTAAAGCTTTAATTGACTTCGCAGCTTTTATACGGCTGTCTTTAGTAATACTAGATCTAGCTTTATCCATATTGTTTGCATATTCAAATCTTTTAGGATTTGAATCACACCAACGCGAATGATTAGCCATCCAACCTTTTGGTTTATCTGAAACCTCAAAAGAGGAGTTACAATGTTTACATATTTTTAACACACTAGACACCTTATAATGGCGCACCTACCAGGACTCGAACCTGGACTAGAAGTTTAGAAGACTACTGTGATATCCGGTTTCACTATAGGCGCTTACTAGTATTTATAAAAATATTAAAGTTAGGCTCGCGCTCTATCCAGATGAGCTAACGGCGCATTAACTTTAGGCGATACGACCTATTCGATGAAGGAGGTTGGCTACCTGCGTCAACTCTGGAGAAAGCGAACGTTCGCTTTCCTCGATACGTGTAAGCATATCCTTGTAATAATGAAGAGCTCGCTTGAGCAACTCCATGTCTGCTGGTGCAAACGTACCACCTTTTGCTTCATTTGGCATTACTTCGACTCCAATAACCAGTTGTTGGCAGTATCCATCCAATCGAGTGCTTCGACTGGAAGAGATTCGCCTCTACGCTTTGCGTTCAGAAGATCACAGAATGTATCTTCTACAGCCTTCGGATTTTCCATTGTAGGAAATGTAAACAATTCAACTTCCATATTCACCTCCGTAGTATACTATATATTTAATTCATCGCGCGGTGTAGTCATAAACAGTGAAATGAGTAGCATCGGCAATCAGACAATCTTGCATCGCGCGATGACGCGAACGAAGATAAGTAGTTTTATCTGGGCGAGACATTTCGCGGCCGACAGAAACGGTGCGAGGGCCACGATAGCGAATACGGATAGTCGTATTGGCGGCACGATAGGCAGCACGGACTTCTTCGAGTTTTGCGATCGGAATCCAATAGGCTAGAACAGGGTAATAGCTATCGGCAAGGCCTTCGGTAGGCGCAGCGAAGGTCGATTCGATTTGTTCAACGGTAAGAGTCATTATATATTTCCTTTCAACTGATAATATCATCTTACACCGGTTTCTGATATTTGTACACCGTTAAATGAAAATATTTTCATAAACATGCCAAACAAAATCGCCCAACACGACCGTCGCGAGGTGATGCTCGTTGTTGTTATAGATTTGCTGGCCAGTGCCATAAACGTTGAACTGACGTTGAGTCATCGGCCGAGTAGGATCTTGTTCGACCCACATTTGAATCTGACCGTGCTGCATGCCGATGTGAACAATTTCTGCTTCCAATGGAAGAGAGATGCCATTAAAACCAATAATTAGCGGATACTTATAGATAGTTCTCATTTTCTTTCCTTATAATATAAGAGCCACTTGGCTCGATCAACAACCCACTTATCAAACGGTAAATGTGTACCAGTTGCACCAGACCAGTCAGCAAAGGCCTCGTCATAGAAACCGATATCTTTCCTCTGCTTCTGCAACTCGACTAACTCATCGGCCCATACTTGCCACTTATGGTCGTCGATAACGTTCTCATCCATCACATAGTAGAGATAGGAATGTATCAGCATCTGAGTACGACGCTGCCTGATCTTCTCAGACAGAGTCTGTATCTCATTGACCATCGGATCCTCGACAGGTGAAAAGAAGTCTTCGAGAGTGGCCATCATTCAGACAACCACCGTGAGATCGATCCAAACTTGAGTTCGAAGCGATACTCGAGAATCTCGAGACCATAGAAATCGAACTCATCTTCGGAGATACCTTCGGCATCGGCGATGATTTCGATGGCACGCTCGCGAGTGGCACCTTCGACGATCTGCATCGTCTCTTCGACACGAGCAACAAACTCAACGAAGTTACGAGCTTGCTCGACTTGCTGCTGCTCGAGCTGCTCGTCAAGCTTATTGCAGAGGAAGTCATAGTCATCTTGAAATTCTTCAAGATCACGAAACTGTGCGTAACGAGGACGGCTACCGTACACGTCCTTGTAAAGGTCCGAGTAGATGTCACCGTCCTTGGAGTTGGTGAGAGTGTTGATATCAGAGAGCGTAAGCATGTCAATATTTCCTTTCATCATCATATACCCAGGATACCCTGTTTTCGAAATAATGTACATGCTAAAATACGCCCAGAAATTAATCTGAGCGTATTTTTTTTAAAAACTTTAGGAGTTATTAGTCGTTAAGAGCTGCTAGCTTCTCTACAACTTCGTCGATGGTATCGAGAATGGTATCAGATCCGCGATCGTCGACAGTACGAATCATCACCTTGCCGCGATGCTCAACGACACCGATTAGGAGATCGACGTTAACGAGATACTTACCGCCAGTCTCATTGATGAACTCTACGAATTTTACATGCTTGCTCATTTTTTTCTTCCTATATTATACTTTGTCACGAGACTCCATTCATTTTTTTCTTTGAATGGAAGGATCTTAATTTGGTTCAATGGAGTCTGAGGCTCTGTGATCTTTTCTTGATCAACAACAGCGATCAATCCCCAGTCGGAGAGAAGCTTGACTATTGTATTTCTTCGACCTTTATCTTCTTCAGAGAAGTCTGAAGGTTTACCGTCAAGAGCAAAGAGCTCTTTAAAATGGACGATATAATATTTGCCTTGTTTGTGTAGAATATGGCAAGACTGATAAAGAGTCTTGTCCTTACGAGAAGCCACGCCGATACGAGTCAGAGTTTCACGAACTTTTAGGAAATCATCCTCTTCGCCGAGCCTCACTTCAATTAAACTTTCTAAAACACTCATGTTTCACCCTTCTGAATCTTTTTCTTTATTATTTTTATATGTTCAGAGGAGAGGATATCAAGAGCTGCCATGGCAGCGCGGCGGTTATAACCGTAATACTCTGCAACAGCTTCGAGATCTCCATCCTTTTCTTTTTTCACCCACTTCGCAAAGCGTTTGCTAGGTCGTATGATATTTATCAAAAAAGAATATTGGAGTTTGTTGTCGAGGTGGTGGTTGCAGTTCATCATGTTTGCGGCATGGATACTATCCGCAAAGTAGGACAGAGAACGATTCGTTAGCCAAGGACTGTAAGTCTTCTCGGCGAGTGTATCATTCTCCGTACCTTTCATCAGGTTCTTCTTGGTCGAGTTGATCGATGTCACGAAGTCGAATGCCTTCATCGCTGCGTCCTTTCATAATCACTTCAGCAGACTTATCAAAGAAGTCTGCACATTTTTCACATATCTCAAGTTCATGAGTTCCGTCTAAAGTTTCTAAACGGAGCTCATGAAATCGAGCAGTCTTAGGATACTTATTCTCACAGACTGGGCAGGTTTTCTTTTTCCAGATCACAAAAACTCGCAGTCGGCCATGATCTCGGTCAGACATGCCATGAGGTTGATCTCAGGATCCGCAGCGAATGCATTTTGATACTGGTATTTTGCGAGGTGTAACACCAACTGAGGCATGCTACCCTTACCAATATGATCTTCGGCCTTATCGAAGAAGGCACGGAAGAATTCAGTAGGTTCAATGTCAGACTCTCCAAGCCACTTACGAACGGCTGTGAAGTTCTTATCCTTCATGTAACCGATCAGCTTAGCGAGAGCAGAATCCGAGAAATTCCTAAGAATCCCAGTGTCAATGCCGCCAGTAGCGCTATAGCGTTGGAGCTCGTTAATAACACGGCGCCAATCTGGAAAGTGTGTCTTGATGACTTCAGCAACGACCGCTTTTTCATAAGAAACCGATTCAGTCTCGAGGATTCCACATACTCTTTGCATAAATTGTTTGGCAAGAGATGGGAGTTCCGACTTAGGAATCTTAAATTTGATAACCGAGCATCGAGAATGGAGCGGCTCAATAATCCGATCGACAAAATTACAAGTAAGAATGAATCCACAGTTTGCACTGAATTCCTCCATAAAGTTACGTAGAGCTGGCTGAGTGGACTGTGGATTCAGATAGTCGGCCTCATCGAGGATGACCATCTTTCTGCCACCCATCAGAGACACAGAGCTAGCAAACTGAGAGATGTCGTTACGCAGCATGTCGATGTTACCATTCATCGAGCCGTTGATAACGATGTAGTCACATCCAAGCTCTTCACACATGGCTTTAGCCACAGTCGTCTTACCAACGCCTGCGGTTCCAGAGAGAATGAGATTAGGAATGTTCTTCTGATCTACGAACTGTTGAAATGTCTTCTTGAGTTCGTCAGTCAGGATAGTGTCGGACACGGTCTTCGGGCGATACTTCTCGACCCACAAAAAATCTTCAAGCATAATATATCTCCGTCACAAAAAAGGTGTCCGTCGCGATGTTCGTAAATCCACGGACTCTGGCTTAGTGACCAGCATTCACAATTAAGCCTCGAACGAGGAGTTGGATTCAACAGCAATCCAATATTCTACTGTTGCACCCTTCCAGTGGCTGAGGCCCTTCGAAGAGATCGATACGTCATAAGAACCTGGAATCAACTTCATACAATCCGAACGGAATACCATGCGGAAGCGAGCTTCAGTTTCACCAACCTCAACACTGTAAGTGTCGTTCGTCTTGCCTTCAGCATCAATTGCCTGAAGCAAGATCTTGCCGTTCTTACCGACGATGGCGATATGAGGAAGCTGAGAAACTGCCAGAGCCTTCATCACTCGATTGAGTGTTTCTTCAGAAATCAAGCAGTTGACTTCAGGATTCGGCAATTCAATCTCACGATCTGGCGGAACGATGATCAGCGAAGGATCAGTGACAGCGTACTGAAACTTGTTGTTGCCTTCGATGAGTTCGACGTACGAATCCTTGATTTCAATCTCAGGATCATTAAACAAGGAAAGAGTACCGATAAACCGTGAGAGGTCGTATACGGCAAAACCCTTGTCGAATTCTTGTTTAATTGTTGCTTTCGCAAGAACAGATTTTGTACTCGAAATAGTACGGATCACATTTCCAGGCTTGAACATGATGTTCTTGTTAATAGCCGAGAAGTTCTTGAGTACTTGCAACGTATCATTATCTAATTTCATAATAAATCTCCATATGTTCGGAATATTCAATATACCAAGGTTTGTATTAATTGTACACTTATTTGTTTTTACCAAGTGCAGAAGGATCTGCAGTTGCTGCAGCACCGATACGTGCAATATCTGGTAGAGAACCACCGAATACATACGAACCAACGTGCTTCAGTTCCATCCACGGGCATAGCCATACATGCATACCAGCGTTGCGAACCCACTGACAGAACATATAGTCCTCAGAGAGATAGCGCTTCGAGTAATCTTTGATCAAACCATTGTTCGGATCTTTCACAAAGTCTACAATATCTTTCGCTTTTGCTTTTGGATTCTTTTTCAAATATTCTTCAAGCTCGGCATTGATATTCGTACGCTTATGATCGATAGGCGTATCGAAGTAAGCCATGATCTCGCGACTGCCATCAAAGTGTTCTGTGCGAACGTGATCTGGCTTGTAGAACTGCTGAGGATATGCTTCTTGGAATTTCTCGAAAGTGTTACGGCGAATCATCATAAAACCTGTACCAGATTCGAGCACTTCGACTGGTTGACCGAGAGG